ATCGCATCGAGGGAGTTGGGCGTCCAGCGGGCGGCAAGGTCAAGGATGCCTCTCGAGATCGAGACCTCGATATCTTCGAGCGGCGAAACCTCTATGGCATCCACAAGCACCGCCCGGATCGCGGCGACCCGTTTGGTGAAATATCCCTCGGCCGCCGCCAGCGCCTGTTCGGTGATCCGGTCAACCGGCCCGCCGGGTTCGGAGAAACAGACGTGACGGTGGGTCAGCGTTTTTTTTTGAGCCGGGTGGCCGAGAACATGGCTGGATCGCCGGTGACGAAGGGATCTGGTTCCACATCGGCCCCCGCGAAATCATGTCGGGCCTCGACCAGGGCGTCTATGGCCTTGTCGGACAGCGCATCGGTGATGTCGAAGCTGACGATGTATTCCCGCGCCACCTCATCATCCTCGAAGGCAGCGGCCTGTTTCACGATCTGCTTTATGGCCTCATCCAGCACCTTCGCGGCCTCGGCCTTGGTCTTGCGGGTTCCGGCCTCGGCCTGTTCATTCTTCGGCCGGATGCGCCAGACGCTGGGGACGGCCGCGCCGGGCAGGTTGTAATCGACGATCCACTGGCAGAGCTGCGACCGCAGGGTATCCGCCAGCAGGTCGCCGTCACTGTCGGCAAGCACGTCCAGCTGCTCCTGATGGACTTCGCCCAGGGCGCGATTGCCGCCATTAGCCCCGACCTGTGTCGTCAGGGTTTCTCCGGTGACACAGATCGAGATCTGCCGGTCCCAGTAATCCACGAACTGCTCATAGCTCACGGTGCCGGAGCGGCTGGCTTCCAGAAACTCGATCTCGGTGCCGATCGGCGCCGTGATGGCCGATGCCGTGCGCACCGAAAGCAGGGTGTTCAAGAGCTTGTTCTGCTCTTCCGTCAGCATGCCGTAGGGCGTTTTTCCCACCACGGTCGGCCCCGCAAACTTCTCGAGGAAGTGCAGCCAGAAGGCGATGCCCTCGCGTTTGAACAGCACCGCCCAGAACAGCCGGCTGCCCAGACCAAGGCCATAGGGGTTATTCCCCTCGACCCCGAAGCGATGGACCACGAACTTGCGCTCGGGCAGCAGCGCGCCGGGCTGCATGTTCGACAGGGTCAGGAGCCGGGGCTGCCAGTCGCGGTCAAAGCCGAAACGGCGCTGATCATGGATCACGATGGACGCAGGCAGGATTTCCGAACCGTCACGCTTCCAGACGACTTCGCCCACGGCGAAACCCTTGAGGGTCGCCTTCAGCAACCCTTTGCAGATCTGGTCGAACGGCAGGGCCTTGCAGTATTTCTCAACCAGTTCGGCCGCCTGCTTGTCGATCGGCCGGTCGCCGCCCGGCTCAACCTCCCAGGCGCGCGAGATCAGGGCATTGCGCCGCTTTTCCAACATCGCCCCGGCGTGGGTGTCGCGCTCGATCTCGTCGTAAAGCGCCAGCCCCTTGCCTCCGCCCTGCTGGATCAGCGTGTCGTCAGCATGCTGGAGCAGGCCGGAGTAATAGGGAATGGTGATGTCATTCTGGACATTGGCAATCAGCGTCCGAGCCTCGGCGGGCAGGTTCTTACGCGGGGCCTCGGCATGGGCGACGGACTGAGCCTTGGGGCGGGGTTTGTGTTTGCGGCGGCTCATATCAGCTACCCTTTTCCTCTTCGATGATCAGCGAGACGCAAAACCGCGTGCCATCAATTTCAAATCGCCAATTCGCTTGCGCGCCGGGAACTACCGTGTGCATGACCTTTGCCCGTTCGGCCATTTCCAGCACCTTCAGACCAATGGCGTAGATAACTTCGCAGTCGTATTCGTCCTCGACATCCATCACCTGCGCCCTCCAAGCCGATAGCCGCCCAGCCGGTCGCCACCTGAGGCGACGGTCGCAGTGTGCATCTGGCCCGCTGCGCCGCCGCCCGCGTAAAACAGGGTGTTCTGCCAGAGCATGTCGAGGCAGTCCGGCCCGTCGTCATGGGCAGCATTCGGCCATTGCTGGAGTTGCTCGATCAAGGTGACATGGTCCGGGCTGAAGCGGATCAGCCCCGCCTTGACCGGAGGCTGAAGCCGCTCGATGCGCAGGTTCTTGTCGCCGATCGGCGTGATCGGAACAGCGGAAACGCCGACACCCTGCCGGGCAGCCTCCCCCATCAGGGAGGTGCGCAGGAACTCCTGAAACTGCACGGACTCGACGAACCACAGGAGCGCCCGGTATTCGCGCTGAAGCGCGATGGTGTCAGAAATGATGATGTCCGGCAGCCGCTTGCGGATCGATGCCTCAACGACATCCATCTTGCCCGAGAGCCGGTCGAAGCCGCCAATCAGGATGGCCGATGGATCGCGCCCCTTGCCATTCTTGCCCAGGGACGGGTCGATCCCGCCAAAGAACACCCACTCCCGCACCCGTGCTGTCCAGTAATGCAGCTTGGCGAAGGGGTTTCCCTCGCTCATGGGCTGGTTCTGGTATTCGGTGGCGAAGGCATCATGGGAACCGGCGCGTTCCAGCATCAGCCAGACCAAGGGCTGAACCGAGGGCCAGTTGACGACCGCACCCGCATCCATTTCGGCACGGCGCGGCTCGTAAAAGGCCATGGCCTCTTCCTTGCCATCGTTCTGGTAGATTTCCTCGAACTGGTCCCAGAGGTCCATGCGGTCGGGCCACTTCATGATCGCCTGAAACTTGGTGACCCGCCACATGGGCTTTTTCGATGCGCGGACCAGGACGGCATCCCAGTGCAGCACCGTGCCGACCCAGATCACGTGCATCGAGCCGTCGGGCGGCCCGACCTTCAGGGCGGCCTTGGCAATCCAGCTTTCCAGCTTGTCGCGCTGTTCCGGCGAGCGGACGGCCTCGTCGTTCTCGATGTCGTCGAAGAACAGGGTGTCAGGCCGGTAGGGTCCATGGCGACGGCCGCGCAGTTTCTGACCGGCGCCGACACCCTCGACGCGGATATCCTGACGGGTGACGATTTCGGCTTCGCGCCAGACCCGGCCTTGCCCGCAGGCATCCGGGAAATCGCTTTGCAGGCGCGGGTTGGTGGTCAGTTCCGCCTTGATCGCCTCGATCAACAGGGCGGCTTGAGCGTAGACGTCGCAAACCTCGATCGTGTAGCGTGTCTTGCGCAGGATGATCCGATAAAGCGCCAGGCCGAGGGAAAGGTGGGTCGATTTGGAAGATCCGCGCGGAGCGATGAACATCTCGCGCTCGCCCTTCTCGGCCGACATGATCGCCGGCACCCGTGCGAAAACAGCCTCGTGAAACAGGCTGGCATCGCCGCGCACATAATGCGGCAGATAGGTTTCCATGAAGAAACGGAACCCGCCTTCGTCACAGGCTTTGACCCGGCGCACCCGCTCGGCTTTCGCGGCGGGGTCAGATGCGAATGCCTCGACATTCAGCTCGATCTCGCGCGCGAAATCTGCCGCCATTTCCGCGATCTTGTTGCGGAACTCCTTCTGGCTGACGGCGGCCTTCAGCTTCGGCCGCGCGCTCATGTCGTGTAGATCTCGGTCAGACGTTCGCCGAAGGGTTCGATGATCTCGAGGATCACCTGGGCGTGCTGCGGGAAGTTCTCCTTCACAAAATCGAGGAGCTTCGCCATCACGTCCTGGGCAACACCGAGTTCGGAGATCTTGGGCGCGAGGCGCTTGGCGCTGGCGGTGACCTTGGTCATCGCATCGGCCAGCGAAACCAGCATCTCGACCTTTTCCTTGGTCGTGTGCACGCCGTCCTTGATTTCGTCCAGCGTGGCCTGCGCCTGGATCATGAAGTCCTCGAGGACCGAGGACACCACGGCCTCCATGCCTTCGCCCGCGATCACATGCGCGGTGCGGGCCTTGTCCCAGTCGTCGCCTGCATCCTTTGCTGCCTTTTTCCAGCGGCCGACCGTTGCCTCGCTGATGCTGTATGCGGCGGCAATGGTCGATTGCATCATGCGGCGGTAGACATAATCCGACCGCACCTTGCGCTTCAGGTCTTCCTTAGCCGACATTGAGGCCACCCCCGAGAATGAATGCGACCGCGCCTGCAATGATGCCACCGATCACCAGCCGGGTGATCCAGGTGATGCCCGACTGGATCTCGCCCAGAGAGCGTTCGATGTTCTGGCTGCGCACGGTCTCCCCCGCAGAATGGATTTCGAGTTTGGTGAGGCGGCTCTCATGCGCGTCCAGACGCAGATGCGCCTGGGCGAGCCGTTCCGCCTGGTGCTGGGGCAGGTCCGACACG